ATCAGTAAATGGAAACGTTATACCATATCTTTGGTTGGGCATGCTTTTTTATAATAAATACTTCAAATATTAGTTTGTTGGGGGCTATGGTTAATATTACTCCCTTCTTTTAGTTGTGTGTTTGTTTTTTGGTGTGGTGGCCAATATGGACAATGTTTACATCCATTACCACAACAACTACCTCTTCTTTTGTGATAATCTTCTGTCATTACCATCATCCCATTTTCCCAATAAAAATCTTTACCTTGTAGTTTAGGTTTTAAAAATTCTCTATAATGTAATTCTGAAATCCAATCGTCTCTTCTATTCATTTTTATTTTCCATTATTTCTTCATTATGTCCACAGTGGGGACATATTATTAAAATAGGTACCTTTTTTTCATTTTCTGGTACATTATTAGAAAATAAATGGTAGTCAGCAATTGACCACCATTTATTACATTTACCACAATTAAAGTGATATAATATTTCCTTACTAAATTTATGCCTCATCCAACGCTTTTTCTTTTTCTATAGATTTTAAATCAATATCTATTTCACAAGTACCACCCGCACAAGCTAGTTCACCAGTTAAGTTTGTATTATCATCTAATTCAACAACCTTACTTAAATCAACATCTTTAAGTGACTCCATCATTTTGTCATATTCTTTTTCTGTTATATCTTCAAATGGAGCTTGGGTATATGTACCTCCGTTATAAGGTAGTACAGATAATCCGTTATAATCTTTTCTGTTATCCCACATCCATTCACCAGCTTTATCCCAATCATCTTCTTTTAGACTAATTGTTGCAGATACATTGTGAGTGTTAGAACCATTTCTATGTCCTGACCTTACCCATTCTGTAGCTACTTTCTTTACTCTTTCTAATAAATCAAATGGAGATTCAGTTCTTAGAATAGAACCTTCAGGTGCTTTTTGTGGTATACTAATTACAGCTGTATCATGTGGTCTAAAATATTCATCTTCAACAAGTTCAGGGTGGTTTAATTTTAAGTAAGTATAAATAGCTTCATTCTTACCAACTCTAACTCTTCTAATATAATAATCATTATGCCATGCATGGATACCTGATGATGTTCCTAATGTTAATGAAGTGGTTCCTGCTGGTTTAACTGTTGTACATCTCGCAGATGGATTAATGTCAATTAATTTGGATACTCTGGTATTTTCTCTTTTGGCTAGACTAGCGGCTTTTTTCATGTCGTATTTTAATACTTTTCCAGAACCAATCCCTGTCATTGATACGCCAATGAGAGCATCTTTTTCAGTTGTTTCTTGCCAAATTTCTCTTAAATAATGGAATGAAGTGTATCCTGCTTGTAATGTTCCAATAAATGATGCGGCTTTTACTCTTTCATTCAAATCTTCTTGTGATTCTATGTTTGACACATTTACTTCACAAAGATTACAAAACTGATTTGGTCTTAAAGCAATCTCACAACATGGATTTGTTCCCCAGTCTTTATCGTTATTTAAATAAATTCCTGGTTCTCCAGCTCCCGATAACTCAACTCTTTTCCATAAGTCCATAAAAAATTCTTTAGTTATTTTATGTCTCATTAAACAAGCTGAGTTATTTGCTCTACCTCTTTGTGGGTTCAATTCCCACCAATTACCTGCTTTACACGAAATCATAACATCGTCATCAGCACTAAACAAACTAATAAGAGCTGCTCTACGAATACCACCAGCCAAAACTGCGTCCGCAATATGAAATACAATATCATGTACTTCAATTGTTGTAAGTTGTTCTCCATTTTCTTTTTGACTTAATAACCCTTCTATTTTAACTAAACATTCTTTCAATGGTTGTGGTCCAGGTGCTTTTCCACCTGACGTGATTAACCGAGCTCCTTTTGGTCTAATATCCGAATAATCAAATTCTACTCTACTACCCCCACCATTCATATAGGTTTTCATTAAAACTTTTATAGCATCTGCCCATCCTTCAATTGAGTCTCCAATTAAAAATCTTTTCTTTCTTTTTGGGTATGGTTTTTGAATACAAGGTAATTTTGCAACATGATGTTTTTGTACAGAATATCCAACACCGGTTCCCCCTAACAATAAAAACATTGTTTCACTAAAAGAATCGATATGTTCAATAGGGAGATAAGCACAATTGTAAATTCTATTAGGGCTAATTTCAATTGGTTTTCCACCGAATTGCATACTTCTCATCGATGGTAAAACTTTCTTATCGTACACTAGTTTATATTTTTGTTCTATTTCTTCTTTTAAATGAGGGTATTTTTTTTGATGCATTTTTTTATTTCGAGTAACCAGTTCATCCCATGTTTCTCTTCTATTTAGTTCCGGTATATATTTTGCGTACTTCATGTAGACAGTAATATCCGACAGAATCTTATTTGATACTTCCATATTTGTGCTTTTTATTAATTATTTTTATTTATTATTTGTTCTCTTCTTTGTAGAGCTCGAGCTACTCTTTCACGATTCCTATCAACTTTTTCTTTCTCAAAACCTAAGAAGGTTTGTGTTGTTTCGGTATCAATTTCTAAGGTACCATTATCAAATTTACAATTTTCAAATATAATACCATCTTTCCCTAATCTAGATTTAACGATTGCTATGGTAGCTAACCCCATTTCTTTTTGTTGTAAAGTTTTAGCTACAGATATAATTACATGTCCCACTTGTGCTTTTTTAATTGACCCTCCCATTTGGTCAGTAGTTACAACATCTGACGATATGGAACTTCTATTTCCTTGTGTTGCTGTCCAACCAGCAATATTTAACTCGTGACACATACCTTCGAATTTTCTCATAACAGAACCTTCTCCTTTCCATTCATCATTAAATGAACGGTCTGGTAATATACAATCTATATAATCTATAAGGACAATGTCTATTTTTGTACCTTCAGAAATAATTTTTCTTACTTGGTTTTTAATTTGTAACATTGTCATTTCATCTGATGGTAGTTTTTTTAAAATTAATTTACCACCAGTCTTTTTCATTTCATCTGCTTTATCTAAAACAGTTTCTTTGTGTTCACTTAACTTGTCATTAGGTATCCCTGTCCAACAAGTAAAATGTTTTCTCTGAATTATTTTAGGGTTGTCTTCAAAAAATATTTGTAAAACGTTATACCCCATATTAAATGCTGTATTAGCAAATCTCGTCAACATTGTAGTTTTACCCACACCTGTCGGTGCTAATACCACACCTATTTCTCCTTTGGCTAGACCACCGTTTAAAATATTATCTAACCCATCTATCCCAGTAGGTAGTGGGTGTCTATAATCTTCTTCTAGTAATTTTTCTAATTCTGTAAAAATTTCGAAACTACCTACATCACCCTCACCTATTTTAATCGCGTCTCTAATATATTCTTCACATTTGTCATAATTTTCAAACTCACCTTTTTCCATAATACTTTCTACTTTTCTAATAGCCTTTTTTAATTCTTGTTGTTTACAAAATTTTATAGACTTTTCTTTAATAAAAAGGTGGTCTTCAAATGAAGCGTCTTTAATATCTTTTATCATATCAAAAACATTTTTTCTAGCCATTTCTGAAGATATTTCTATTCTTGTTAGTTGGTCTATGGCATCGAAAGATGGTGCTGTTTGGTATTTTTCATAATATTCTTTAATCAACTGCATGATTAACCTAAAATATTGGTTGTCAAAATATTTTGGAGTGATTGCATCAATTATGGACTGAAAAAAAGTATTATCAGTAATAATTAGATTTAATAGTTTTAGTTGAAAGGTATATCCTAGATACCCAAAATTTGTTGTTTCACTCATGTATAATTTTATTTAGTAATAAATACTTTATTCACCCACAATGAGTGAATAATCTTGGTAGTTAGTAATAAGTTTTCTTGTTGATAGGGTTTCTGTTAATTCTCTAAGAATATAAGATATTTGTGGTCTAATATCTACAGTGTATCTAACTTTAGGGGGATAGACATCGGCAGGTAGAATTCTTGTGTATATAACCTTATTGCCTTTTTTAATTGTTATCGTAAAATCCGCATCATCTACGTTATTTTGATTTAGATTTTCACTAAAATTACTGTCTAATAAAAATAAAGTTTTTTGTTTTAGTTTGTCTTTTATCCCATTTACCACATCTGTCATTACATAATGTAGGTCTAAAGAGTATGGGGCTTTATTGTTAAAATTTCTAACCGAGAAAAATCTTTGACATACTATATTATTTCCTAGAGTTAGTACAAATTCACATTTTTGTGTATTATCTTTTTTTTGTTTCATTTTTTTACTTTTTTTTATTTTTATAAAAATCTTTTTCTATTCTTGTTAATCTTAAAAAAGGCCTTACGAAATCTACCCAAGCATCGTTAGTTCTAGGTAAAATATTAAGTAAACCATCTGACATCATCAAGTTTAAAGCGTTTTTCCAATCTCTCCCTTCTGGGTCTATCGCTTCTTTTGATAAATCTTCTATGCCTTTAATTGCTTTTTTGGTTAAAAATTGTTTGCCTACACCTATAATTTCATAATTAACATTTAATACATTATTAGTGTTTGACTTTTTTTGTGTGACCCCTTCTATAATATTTTTTTCTTTAACACTAATCTTATCTTTATCAGATATAGTTTTTAGAATTTCTTTTAGGGTCACCTTTTTTTCTAGTATTTCTGGTTTTATTTTTACTAATGATTTAATACCCACCATTTTTATACCTTGTATGTTATCTGAAGAATCACCACAAACACTTTTAACTACCCTTACATTGTCAGAGGGTATATATAAACCATTTAATGGTACTTTTTCACCAAATTTAAATAATTTGTTTAAGGAAATGATATGTAAAGATACATTTTTAGATATTATTTGTAGTAAGTCACGGTCTGAAGTTAAAACAATAATTTCTTCATTTTTAGATTCTAAACAATAATATGCTAAACAATCATCCGCTTCACACCATTTAAATGTGGCTTGTCTAACATATAATTCTTCTAAGTATTCTTGTACACGTAATTTTTGTCTATCGTAAGATTGTAGGTCGTCTTGGCTTTTAGGTTTTAATTTTCTATTTAACTTGTACTCCGGATACATCTCTATCCTTGGTTTGGTGTTATCTTCACCGTCCCAAAATACAACTACTTTAGTTATTACATAATCATCTATTAATTTTCTTAATGTGTTTAAAAAATGATATAATCCACCAATGTGCTCGTCATTATGGTACATATTTTTAATACCATGAAAACCTGTATTTAAAAGGGAATTTCCGTCAACTAATAATGTTCTTACCAAGACATTTAATTAAAAGGGTTAAACAATTTTTTTACTCTACTACTTCTACCAATTCTATTTCAAAATTTAAATTTTCCCCAGCTAATGGATGGTTCATATCTAAATTAACACTTTCTTCTTCAATTTTAACTATCTGTCCTTGCACTGGTCTTCCTTGATTGTCTTGACCTTGTACAAACCCATTCATTTCAAATTTCATTTCTGGTGGAAATTCATTCTTTTTAACAGTAATAACAGCTTCGGTGATGTACTCACCATACGCATCTTTGGCGTCTAAATCAATTTTAGTAGTTTCACCAACCCCTAAATCTTTAACCGCGTCATTAAATCCTTTTAATAATTTACCGTCATCAATTGCAAATTCTAGTGCTTGTTCTCTTTCTCTTGAGTTATCAAACTGTGAACCGTCTTTTAATGTACCGACGTAATGTACTTTTACTTTATCTCCTGTTTTTAATTTAGTCATTTTCTTTTTCTATTTTTAAGTCGAAATCACCACCAACGCCTAATTGCTCAGACCAAAAAGTAGCATTTTCTTGTTTATATTTTTCTATTGATTTTTTTTCTTCACTGGCCTCTCTTCCAGCTATAAACCCATGGGGTGTTATAAGTATTTTACCATCCTCATATCCCAAACCATTAACATGGTTTTTCATAATGGTTATTTTTGTTCTAGTGGCAAATTTTACTTTTCGTTTTTCTTTTACTGCTGTAATATTTGTAGTACCACCATTTTTTTGATTTCCGAACCTAAACACTAGGGTTGAATTTAGCCATAGTGATTCTCCTCCTTTTGCTTTAATTTTAGGTTGTCCGAATGGGTTATCTGGTAACTCTACCCAAGGTTGATTCACCACTACTAATGTGTTAGTGTATTTTGAGTCTTGTCTTCTAGATTTGCCTATTCTTTGATTTAGTCCCATTCCTATTTTATCAGCTAATGTGGCCGCGTTATGCATTTTACCACCTTTACCTTCAAAAGTCATTTTACAAGGAACTGAACCAACTGAATCCCA